GGCAGTGATGTATCTACGTCAGCTGCATGTATGTCGACCTCCCCTTCGGGAAGTTCTAGTTCTAGTTCAAATTCTTCTACTTTTTCTACTTCTTGCATGAGTCCTCCTCAAGTTATTATGATAATATTGCTTCTGGATTATCTATACAGGCTAGAATCTCATCATCATTTAAAAGACGCATATCGCCACCTTCTATTTGAAAACGAGCTCCAGCATATCTGCCAAAGATAACCCAATCACCTTTTTTACACCACGGTCCCTCAGGGAACTTATGTGGATCACTATATGCGTCTGGTCCTACAGCGACAACATAACCAACAACGGTTGCAAGTCTTTCCTTGTCAACAGTTTGTTTAGCTAAATGTATACCGCCCTTAGTAACAGAAGATTGTGTAAAAGGTAATATAAGAATACGATACCCAGTTGGTCTAGGTAAAGAATCCGCATGAGAGTCTAAGTTTTCAGGGGTGATTGTAGGCTCCAGCTTTGGGGCTGGGGCATCACTTCCGAATTCTCTTAATACTCTATCTGGAACAGTTTTTGTTTCGACATCAGTCATTTGCATCCTCCATATTAGAATGTAAGGTTTGAATTTCCTGTTCACAGAAACTCAGACCTGCTATTTCACCGACTATCCTTTGATATTGTTCAAAATTCTCAATACTACCAGAAGCCAATGTTTGCATGAGAGCTTCTTTTCTCTCACGATATTTACGGAGCAAATGCTCCGTAGCTAAGATATAGTCCACTTATTTAATTGACCTATACCAAAGAAGTCCTTTAGTTTGCCCGTATGCTGCTTTGACTTTAGCCTCTTCTGGCTTATCTAAACAAACACCTGCTTCAACAGATTTAGTTCTAGTATTATCAACCATTGATGATTCACTAGAAGCCGCTCTGTTAGATTTTTTAGAAGGCGACGGGTATGCCTTCATTTTGTCATAAAATTCTCTCATTATCTCTCTCCGTTTTGTTTCCTACTTTCCCTAACTGTTTTTACTAGTTCGGTGTAGTTCTTTTCAGCATCAGCTTTTGCTTTTTGCTCTAATTCTTGTAATTCTATAGCTGCTTTAGTGTCTTGTACTCTTGCGTCAGCTTCTATTTTCTCACGTTTAACTTGTGCGTCTAGCTGAGCTTTAGTCATAGTAATTTCAGCATCTCTCATATCATCTTCTGATTTCTGCATTAGCTGTTCTTTTTCTAACTGTAGCTGTTGCTGGAACATTTCCATTTGTGGATTTTGTTGAGCTGCTGCTTGTGCTTGTGCCATTGCCTGTGCTTGACCTGTGACTTGTTGTGTTGCTTGAGCTGCCATAGAAGCTATTTGATTCATTACTTCTGGAGGCATTTGTCCGTCTTCTATTTGTGGAAGCGGTTGACCCATTGCTTGTTCTATTTGTTGTCTATATAACATCGCTTGATGTTCTTGTATATTAGCAACTATTGTTTGAGACGCCATGGGGTTTCCCTGAACCATAGGGTTTTGTAAAAACGAAGAATGTGAACCTATGTAAGCTTCATGATTTTGAAACGGGTAAGCTTTTATCGGTTGTCCTGTTAAAGAAGCCTGTTGTTCTGATATAGGATCACGTGCGGGTACTTCTTCTTCTGGAGGTAATAAAGCATCAATATCTTTAATATTTAACGCAATATACATTTTTCGGTAAGAAGCCCTTAAATCATGCAATTCTGGGGCTGCTTGAGCCATTTGTAGCTGTGTTTGGGCTAAAGTAATTCTTTGAGTCATACTAAAGATATTTGGGTCACTTACAGGTATAACGTCTACAGAACTGTCAAAATCTTCTTTAAATACGTTTTCTGAGCCACCTGCTACTTGATAAGGGTATTCAGCAGGTAAAAACTCACCAAATACTCTTTTTAGTATTTTAAACTCTGTTCTTTGAGCGTAATGTAATCTTTTATGGATTGCGGACATAACTCTTTGTCCTTTTTCCATCAATGCTACTGTTGTTCCTACAGGGGCTTCAGAGTTGCCGTCTCCTGTTGGGTCTTCTACTGTAGCTGCAAATCTTTTACCAGAATCAACTAATGCTCCTAATAACGTAGCTAAAGTACCGCTTGGTTCTTTATACGGTAAAGGAAGGAAAGCATCTTGTAATCTTCCTCCTGGAGCGTCTACATCACGCCATTCTCCTGGTTGTAATGGGTCATCATGACGTTGAATATTTAATCCACGTGATTTAAAACCTGCAGGAAGGTTAGAAAGTGTCCCTGCGTCTATTAATTGACGTAAAATTGATGTAACTGACTTAGTTAAGCCACCCATCATATGAATTAAGCCGAATCCGTAAAAACCTAGTCCTGGAAGGAACTTATAATGAGTAAAATACTGTATTTTCTTCCTCATTGGGTCATTTTGGTCATAATTTGGTCTAATTGAAAGAACTTCGTTGTTATCTTTACAAATAGTTACTATATAAGGTAACGCTAAACCTGTTTCTTCGCCATTAGCGTCTACATCTTGATGACCTTCTAAGTCTAGCTCTACATGCATCTCTAATATAGTGAATTCTTCGTCACTTATAGTTCTAGTAAGCCCTTGAAGCTCATCCATCTTATCATCAACGCCTGAATTGTCACTTGCTGATCCTGGAGAGGACATTTCGGTATCTCTATAGAAGCCTGATATCTGTAATTTACGTAATTCGTTCTCTGTCATATGAATTACGTGTGTAATTCTAGGTGTTGTTATTAAATCTACTGCGTAATAAGGAACAACTAAATCTTCTGACTTAACAAAACGTGCTACCGCACGTCCAAGTGATGGATCGTAGTAAACTTTTTTAAACGCTGAGCCTGATAACGGAAGATAAAACAGAAGTTGGTCCATTTCTGGGTCATATTCTTCCATTTTATAAGTAATTTGGTAATTCATGAAGTTTTTAACACGATTAGCTTTTTCTAGCTTAGCGTCATCGGTCATTCCTAAAACTTCTGTATCTACAGGTCCACCTGCAGGTAACATTTCTTTATATGCTTGTGCTTGGAACTGAGTTACTGCTTCTGCTAATATTGGGTGATGTACCCCTGAAGCTCCAACGAAAGGTTGTGACCTAGAATCTGATCTTATACCTAATAAATCTAATCCTTCGGTATATGTTGAATACCAGTCGGAACGTGAATCTACATCATCTTCGTAAGAACCGACTAATTCAGTAGCTATGGTACTTAATTCTCTTTCGTCTATACTCTCTGCTAAATTTTCTCCAAACTTAGAAGGAGTTTCTTCTTCCATATCGCTTCCGCGAATAATAGAACCATCGGGCTGAACAAAAAGTTCAGTTTCTTCTTCTGGCTGTTGCATAATTTCTAACTCAATTTCTTGTTGAGAATCAGGGACAGCTTGTAGAGGTTGTTTTTCAATAGCCATAGTAGTACATCATAGTATGATTTTGATTAATAATAAACCCTTTGTCCATGGTAAGGTTCTTCTTCCTCAAAATAGTCACTTGTTAATTGTAAAAAGCCTCCTTCCCTAAATCTAGCTAACGCTAATGTAGTAGCATCAACTAAGTCATCATTTTCTCCTGACGGGAAATCACTAACTTCTTCCATAAGTTCTTCACCGAAACGATTATCAGGAACCCAGACTCTTCCGTCTTGAAATATAGGTGATACTGAATTTAATCTAGCAATTTTATCTTGACCTTTTCCTGGAGAAAAAGTGTTTACAGGAATACCTACTCTACGTAGTTCTTGTACTAAAGGAATCCCTGACGCTTTAGCTTCTATAATAACTATATCAGGTGTCCAATATTCGTATAAACGTAAAGCTTCTTCTTTTAGTTCAGGGAAATCGAAACGGTCTTTAATACAATCTATTAAAATTAAATGTGCTTCGTTACCGTGATAAACTTCTTCGCCTATTTTCCCTTCAGGATAAAATACACCCCATGTAGTTATAGCGGTAAAGTCAGCTCTTTCGCTTTTTAAAAACGCCGTATCATATGATTGAATTAAATAATCACATTTAGGTGGTTTATCTGCGTCCCAAATATTAAACCATTCTTTAGGGATAATAGAAATACCTTCACCCGTAGGTCTTTGCATATACTGAGCAGCCCATTTTCCAGGACTAACAGAAGCTTTAATACTTTCTAATTCAGGTAATGACCAGAACTCTTTCCAAAGAGGTTTACCACTAGGTAAAATAGCAGGGAATTCTATAACTTCCCATTGGTCAGCCCCTTCGTTTTGGGTCATCTTTTTAATTAACCTACCTGTTAAATCTTTTTTATTCCAACGGGTCATAACTATAACGATAGCACCTCCAGGCTGTAGCCTCTGACGAGGACCTGACATAAACCATTCGTAAGCTTCGTCCATTGCTTTATCAGACATAGCGTCTTGTTCTGAATGAGGGTCATCAATAATAAACAAATCCGCACCCCTTCCCGCTAAAGCACCACCAATACCTGCTGCGTAATATTCGCCGCCTTTATTAGTTAACCATTTACCCGCACTACGGCTATCTGCTTTTAGTTCAGTATCGGGGAATAGTTCATGGTATTCTTCGCCGTCAATTAAATCCCTAACTTTACGACCAAAGTTAACTGCAAGGTCAGCCGTATGGGTTGCTTCTATTATTTTTAGTTTAGGGTTTTTACCTAATAAATACGCAGGGAACAAATGAGATGCAAACTCAGACTTTGTATGTCTAGGCGGCATATTTATAATTAAACGTTTTAATTTACCTGTAGCTATATCATCAAAAGCTTTCGCCATTTTTACGTGGTGGTCACCGTTAATAAAATCTTTCCATATGGATTTAACAAAATCCATAAAAGTACTTGTAGCTTTTTCTTGGAACTCACGTTTTTCTAGTTCTTCTAAAAGAACCGTAAACTCTTTAGCTTCTGCTTTAGTTAAATGAGAAAGGTCTATATTTTTTAAAGACTTTAACTTGTCTGCGTTAGAGGTCATTTACTTAAATTTATTTCTTGATAATTCTCTTAGTAAATCTTCGACCATTTCTTGAGGAACTTCTTCAAACAAACTTGTTGGGTCAGCACCTGCTGCTTCTTGTCTTCTTATTTGTGTAGCAAAGTCATCCATTTCTTTAGTAAACACTGTAGGAACGTCAGTTTGTTTAATTGCTGCTCTACCTGTTTTTGTTGTAGCATCTGCTGTTCTACCAAAAGTATCGGGTTTATTTAAAAACCCATCTAGTTGTTTATCTAATCTTAATTCCTCTACTTCTGTTTTATTAATATTATCTAATTCTTTTTTAAGTTTAGTTCTTACAACTTCATTACCTCTTAATATAGGATCGTCATCAAAAGTTTTTAATGTTTGTTGTATTTCTTTTCTTCTAGCTATCATAAAAGGAGTTAA